CTGTGCCCTTGGCGGGGTGGCTGGTCCCTCCATGCTGGCCGTGGCTTCTGGTGGTGGCGCGCCTCTCTGCCAAAGTCGCTGTCATAGTTGCCGGGAAAGTTGCAAAAGTCTCTGGCATAGTCGTTCGCTTCTGTGCAAAAGTCGCTACGAAAGTCGCCAGTGTCTGCGGCAAAGTCGCTACGAAAGTCGCTCGCTTTACCCCAAAATCATAGCCGTTTACAAAATTCCGTGTATAAAGGCGGGATTTTCCCTGCCGCCACACCACCCGTTCACGGAAAGCCGCTCAAAAGTCGCGCGGTTTTGGCTTATTTTGCCTCAAAGTCGCTGGCTTCAATGTACTTGCGCTGGAGCTGCTCAGGGGTCAGCCCCTCAATCTGCGGCTGATTCGGCGTCAAAACCATCTCCTGCTTGTCCACCATGCCGTAATAGTTCTTCGCACGGAAGCAATATGCAAGGAAATTCAGCTTCCCGGAAACCACAAGTTTTGCGTCAAAAGTCTGCATAAAACCCTTAGCTTTTTTAATTATGGCCGCTGTTTCGGGGCTAAATCCCTTGCGTCTCCCGTATTCCCAGTCCTTAACTGTGCTAATTGCGTAACCGGTAGACAGGAATAGTTCCTCTACTGTTGGTGTCTGCCCTGTCTGTGCGCAGCGTGCGTAATAGTCGTTTATTCTATCCTTGAGTTCTTCGTCACTCTTTACCTTTGGTTGTCTATACTCTACAAGCACCTCTGTAAGGAGCTGAGATACAAGCGCTCTATCTTCATCGCTACTGAGGTCAGGGAGGCAGGAAGGAAAGTTTCTTTTTCCGCCTCTGCCGGTCTCCGGTCGGTTATCCTTTGTTTTTGCAATGGCAGTAGATTTCTTTGTTGCCATTATGTATCACTCCTGTTCATCTCCTGCCTCGGATAATATGGATTTAATCATGTCGGCATTATTCCTGATGATATCCATCGTTACATCGCTTTGGATGTGGTGCGAAAACACAGCCTTATCTTGCGCATCAGCATTGTAATACCCTGTGAATGTCGTTCCATCATGCGCCGTTGCTGCAATACAGATCGATTTTGGCGATACACCTACAACTGTTTCTATGGCTTCTTCCAGCCATGCAGCATACGGAAGCTTCGAAATATCCTCCATGTAAACCCTCCTTGTTTGTCACCAGCCCCCACCCCTTGGCTACAGTAACAGTCTTTTCCCTCCCATGCGGGCCTCTTGGGCCTCTCAAACATGGGTTACACAGTTTGCCAGCAGGTGGCAATGTCTTTTCCACAGCTCGCTTCTGAGCGGTATAGCCGCACTTCCGGGCAGGCGCTATGCCATTTGCCCACGGCAGCGGCTCTCCGCTTTTGGTGCGGCATTGCAGTCCTGCCCTGCTTTAGCGCTTCAGGGAAAGTCCCCGTCACTCGCTGTGGTCTCCCCTTACGGGGCACCTATGCCGCATATTGTCCGTCTTCCCGCTTAGATTGTCACACGCTCATGCCCGCTTGAGGCCCCGCAAGCATCTCAAGCGCCGCTGTTCGGTCATGGCAAGGAGGACGCATCCTCACGCGCAGTTTTCAGCAAGCATTGTCATTTCCATGTGAGCCACGACGAACGGTCTCACAGTGTCCGGGTGCTACCCGGCCTCTTGTGCAGGCGACAGGATTCGAACCTGCGAACCCGAAATTTTACTATCGGAGCTGATTCCTCCCAGCTTCCGCCCGCATATATTTGTGCCGTGTGGGAGGTGCGACCTCCCGCCCCTGATCGCGGGGTGCAACGAGCGCACGGCATATAACAACAGCCCGTAGGTTTCCCTACAGGCTGTTTGTGCCGGTATGACCTTTCGGTGCCAAAAGGTGCGCCCAATACCGGCGGCGCATAAGATGGAGGAAACGGGTTGAGTGGAAAGACGGGTGGATGGCTATGCCTTATCATCCACTGTACCTATTGTAGCACATCATTAGGTGGAATTTGTGCCAACTTTCTCTGCAAAACCACAATATATGGCTATGTCAAGCAAAAACTGCTCTTTTCTCCTGCTGAATGTCCGCTCGCTTATCCCCGGCACGATGATCCTACTTCGAGAATACTTGTGCTTGCCCTGACAGTTGCGCATGATCCCCTGTGTAAGCTGCTTTCGGATGCTCTCACTCTCCAAATCCCGCCCACATCGATCTATGGCGTATTCCACTGCCCGCATTTTCTTGGTTTCCGGCCAGTTTTCTATGGCGGCAAGCTGCTCCGCCTTGCTCTCTGCCGGTCTACCAATGCTGGGTGATCGGGGCATACCCTCTGTTGCACTGCTTCCGCCGCTCAGTATCTCGCTCCGCGCATCGTTGTATGCCTGTACTCTCCGGGGATAACCTCTGACATAGGCGATGCACTCAAGCCGCACATCATACGGCAGTTTTTGTTTTCGACTCATGCCCGCCTCCTCACTCTGCGTTGTTGATTAGTTTGTAGTCGCTCCGCAGAGCGTCCGCAATGTCTTTCTTGGTCACATAGCCGCTGTTCTTTGCATTCACCAGCTTCACAAGGCACTTTTGCAGATACTCAATGCTCATGGTGTCGTGGCTGTCCGGCGTTTCATCCAGCACATGGAATCCAAACTTTGTAAGCAGCACTTCGGATACCAAATCCATATTCTGCTTTGTCCCTATCAGCTTTCCCTGCTGATACGCTTTCATGGGGTTGTTGGGCAGCGTTTTGCCGTCAATTCTCATTTCCGTCCCTCCTTGATCTTGTCCATCAGAAGCAGCCGCACAGCTTGGCAGAGTGCATATACAAGGCTATTCTGCCAAATGCTCCGTCGCTCCTTAATGCGGCACATACCGTTCTCGATTTCCTCCAAGGCTTCCAGCATTGCGTCTTTATTCGCCATCGGCTGCCCTCCACGGAGTGTCCACGCATTCAGGATGGACAATCTCCATCTCGATCGCCCACAGTAGGTTCCACGCCGCAGCTACAAGGTGCGGCTCATCTACATAGCCCGCCAAATATTTTGCTGCGTGGCGAATGGCGGAATCTAACAGACTGTGGGTTGGGATTCCTTTATCGACATTATGCTCCCCGTATTTCAAAGCACCCGCCTCGCAGTGCTTCGACACTTCCATGATAGCCAACCAAGGGAGCAAATCCATCCGCCCCTTGCCCGTGTGCATATCCCGGAGCGCTCCGCTTGGAAACTTGGTTCTTTCTCCGCTGTCTTTAATCATAGTCCTTCCGTTCTCCGTAGCTTCAGCCGCATCGCCGTCACCGTCCTCCAGATATTCGCACCACGGAAAACACACCACATCTGATCCTATTGCGGGGCATTCCACCTCGTCAGGGCAATTGCAAATTAACATTCCGCACCTCCGTTATACTTCGGCATTGCTGCCCATGCAAGCACGCCATCCCAATCTCCGTGATCTTCCAACCCGACCAGGTTGTTGCACTCGTCACAGTCCACAGAGCAGATATCCTTGTCAACGCCCCATCTTGTGGCAATCAGGATTTCGTCACCATCATCCGGCATCTCGCAGTCAAAAATGTACTCCGGGACTTCATAGTCGGCATATCCTCTTTCTGCATACTCGGCCTTTTCTTCGGCTGTTAAGGCACGGCAAGTGACCTCATGCCAAGTAATCTGTCCAATATATTCAGCCATTGTCAGCCCTCCTCACAGTAAAATCTGGAAATGTCTTCCATACGCCACCGCTTCGTGTCCGAAATTGTGGAGCATAGATACCCACCTTCCATGTGTACGGACTTCACTCCATATACCTGCGGATTCGCGAAAGTCCCGAATTGCTTTTTCATGTCCTCCTCAAACTCGTCCTTGAAGATAATGGTCAGTTTCATTCCTTCGCCTCCAATGCTTTCTCCGCCTCCTCGCGGGTGAGGAATACGGTCTTGCCAAATTTCTCCGGCAAGATAATTCGCCCGCTGATCAGCTCAACGCACAGCGTCATATCGTCAGCAAAGTACATATTTCGCACTTCGTCCCGTGTAATATGCGGGTCTGCGTCCCGAACGATTCGGTACACCGTATCGTCCACCTCACAAGGCAGCAACACCATGCGCCCGTCCTTGTCGGCTTTAATTAGTTCGCACATTCTTCCGATTGAGTAATACTCGTCCAGCAAAATATCGTCAATCTCAGCCGCTCTTGCGCAGTCCTTCGGCGTTAGCTCCGTGTCCTCATAGGCTTTCAGCCGCTCCCACACTTGCTTTTGTGAGCAGTTCCCGCCGTGTTGGCAAGGCAGCTCCCGGCACTGCGCAATGTCGCAGAAGTTCCCATCAAATGTCAGTCTTTCCATCGTTCCACCTCACAGTCTTTTCCCGAACACCCCATTGGAGTGCGTCCTCGTGGCTATCAAAGTACAGGTCAATGCGGTTTCCGCTGATTGCTCCGCCCACATCCTGCGCTATGTAGATATGCCCATCAATCTCAACCTCCGTACCCATCGGGATAACATCCGGGTCCGTTGCGATGGTCACGCCCTGTGTGGCTTTCGCTCCTGTGGCTGTATAGCCGTTTGAATACGCTCCACAGCATTTTTCACAGGGGCAGTATGCTGTCACGGTCATGGTGCTTTCGTTCGTGTAGGCTGCTTCCTGTGGCGTTTCTTGGCGGATTGCTTCCGCCACCGGCGGGGAAA